GACGCTCAAGACCGGATTTCATGTCGTTCCGGGTAATCGACCAACCAAGACGTACAACCCACGGTTCTTTGTCCAGTTCATTATATCCAAAGATATGATGCGCTGCGATAAGGGGGAGCGTGACAGCAACCTTTGAGGGAAACTTAAAAAGTTCCCCGTCAAACATGTCTTCAAAGTCTTCCTTTGAAGTATTGGTCACTGTCACTTCGCTCATCTTATCCCCGTTTAGAACCTGACAACATCGCCGTAGACACGGATTTCAGCGGTGTTGCTGTTACCGGCAACCACATTCACGTTCACATAAAGAGCGCTGGTGGTGTTACCGTTGACAACAACATTACCGCCAGCAACCGTCATGTCCTGGAAGGTGTTGACGCCCGTAATGCTAGACAGCGCGGCGTTGGAAACAATCGCGTTGGAAGCATTTCCGTCGTTAGACGTAGTGATTGAAACGTAAGTCGAAGACATGCTCCCGGACGGGTTCATGACCGAAACGCGGCGGATAATCACGGCACCCGAAGCACCAGCGGTGGTGCTGTTGGTCAGACCGCCACTAAGCAGCGGAATGGTCACAACAGCATTACCGGCGGTGTTCAGCGGGGTAGCCGAAGCAATGCCAATACGCGCCTGGCCAAAACTGTCCAGGTAAAATTGACTGACTGAATCTACGTTAGCCATTGGCTACCTCCTAGCTGGTGAAGGTGCCGCTGGCTGCCTGACCACCGTTCACCGTTACTAGAACCAGCGTACCGTTGGTCGTGGTGTTGGCGTACATATTGACGCCATCCGAAACCAGCAAACTAGCCGAATTGGCCGCAACGATGGTGACGTTAGACGCGCCACCCAGGTTGCCCAAGACCGTGCAGTTAGCAGGGGTATTGGCGTAATAGGTTCCAGCCGGGATCACGATGTTGGCGTTCGCGCCAGCCGTATTCACGGTGATGTTGGCGTTCTGCCAATACGCACCAGCCGTGTTGGTGGTGCTATTGGAACCGGCCAGCAGGATTTTATTTAGTGCTAGAGACATCCGGTCCTCCCTTAAATGCTAAGGCTGTTGTAGTTGGTGACTTTGGTCATGGACTTCGGCTTGGTCGAAACCAATTCCGCAATCATCAGGACCGCACCAACGTAACCAATCTGCCAGTTGGGCAGAGTGGACTCAAAGCCGGTAAACACAAACGAACCCTGATCGTGGATGTACAGGGACATGTAGTTGGTGTTCAGCAGGTACAGGGTGCCTTCGGGGCAGTAGGGGTCCGGGTAAATCGGAACGCCCGCCACCATGAGGGCGCGGAACGCCGCCTGGGGACCGTTGGCATCACCGTCAAAGCCGGAGCCGGGGGTGATGACATACTGTTCCTGGCCAACATAGTCCTGCGCCAGCAGGGTCCAGGTGCCAAAGCCGCAGACGCCAAAGGTCGGCACTTCAGCGCCGTTCTTCACGGTGCCGCTGATGTACTGAAGGACGTTCTGACGGGTCGGGTTGACGTTACCGGCGTTGTACTGCTTGGACTTCCACCAGGCATACGTCGAACGGTTGATGTTACCGTAGGTCGCCGTGCCAGTACCATCGTCCACCGCAGCGGGCAGACCAATGAACTGCTGGTTGTTGGTCGTGTTGGTGTACAGCGAGGTCGCCATAGCATCCATCATGCAGTTGGTCGCATCGTTCATACGGGCTTCGATCAGCGGGATAACCGCGTAATCTTGCTGCACAGCGCCTTCCATACCCAGGAAGGGGACCGGGGCAATCATTAGCTTCAGGTTAAACTCAGCATTGTAAGCGCCCTGCTGAACGGACGGCTGGCTAAACGAGCCGCTGTAGTCCGACCACTGAGCGTTCACAAACTGGGCACCCTGAACAGGGGCGGTCACGGAGGACACACCGCCGGAGGCAGACTGCGAGTTAGCGATAAGAGCCGCAAGAAGCGGCGTCGAGTTGTAGATCTGGACAACCATCTTTGGAATAAACGCACGCCGGGTGACGTAGGTAAGTTCCGTATACTGCTGTGTGCCAGATGCGGGTAGTATACCACCACCAATCGGCATGTTTTATTCTCCTAAAGGTTCCTATCCCCTAAAAACATTAAAACCCAACGATCTTCGGATTCTTCCGAAGTTCCGTCAGGGCCTTCGCTGCTTCATCCCGTGCCGCCGTAACCGGATTCTTCCAGTACGGGTTCAAATCTCTGCGCGTATTGGGATCAAATACGTTCCGGTTGTAAGTCGGCGGCGTGGGTGTGGCAGACTGAGACATCCACTTGTGGTATTCCGCAGCCGTGTCATGGCTGGTGATACCCTTCTCAAGCATCAGCTTTTCAATGGCGGTCACGTCTTCATCGTCCTTGGCCAAGCCCTTTTCCTTGAGAGACCGGCGGCGACGTTCCAGTTCAGCCCGCATGTCCTTTTCAGCCAGCTTGGCTTCAAGTGCGGCCAACTTGGCATCCGAGGTGTTTGTTACCTGGTTCATCCGCTCATCCAGGTCCAGTTCAGGAACCGGCATGTTCGGACGCCTCATCTTGGCAAGACGCAAAAATTCCTTGCGAGTTTCCGGGCTATCGGAAAGTTCACGCGCCAGAAGCGCCAGTTCGTCGCGGGCGTCAGAGCCCAAGTCTTCGAGAGTGGCCATAATCCCCTACCTTCCTCAGATGACTTTCTTGGTGTCACCAGGCTTCGAAAGCTGCTGGTACTTGCTGCGCGGGCCGGTCTTGGTCGCGCCGTTCAGGCCACCAAATTCCGCATAGCGCGGCGTATTGACGATCTGGCCGTTCTGCTGCTTGTTGTCAGTGGGACGGCGGGGCTGCGAAGCGCCACGCGGCTTAAAGAGTTCCATGTTACCTCACATCGGCGGTGCGCCGGGAATCCCCCCCGGCATAGGTCCACCGGGCATTCCTCCCGGCATAGGTGCGCCACCCGGAGAAGGCGGCGGAATAACTGGCTTGGGGGGCGTCGAAGGACGCGGGCCGAGAACGGCGGCAACTTCCGGGGTGACGTTTCCGGCCTGGGGCAAAGACCCCAAAAGCTGCAAAATTTCTGCGGGCTGAAGTTCGTTGGTGCGGGGCTTCTTCGGACCCAGAAGACCAGAGAGCGAACGAATCGCCGCCATCGCCTTCTGGCCTTCATCGCTTTCAGAACCAAGCGACGGAATAGCCTGTTCAATCAAATCCAGCGCCATAGCCAGATTGACCATCGCGCCTTCCTTGTTGCCCATCTTGGGTTCGGGGGTAGACATCGGCGCGGCCATCGGTCCCGGCGCAGCTTCAGCGGGAGTCGCAGCACCAGTGGGTGCGGCACCGCCCATATCAGATTGAAGCATCGACTGAAGACGATCCGGCGAAATATCTGCCATAAGCATCAGGCCCAAAAGAACACTGACGTTGTTGTAGATACCGAATGTGGGGGTGCGTCAAGATGTCGCGGGGTATTTTTTACTTCCGCCCCGCGTCAGAAGCCAATAACCGGGTCTGACCCGTTTATTAGTTAGCGCTTGGCCTTACGACCGCGCTTCGCCTTATGCTTTGCCATGGTAATCTCCGTTGGCGTTGAGTTATATCCCCTGAAAACAATACCTTAGCGCTTCGACTTGCGCTTGCTGCGCTTCATCTTCTTGTACATTTTTAACTCCTTGTCGCAACCCGCCCTGTCCTCTTGGCCGGTTTGACGTTGGTTGTGCGGTATTTTACCGAAGGACTCCTCTGAGTATCAGAGATTTGGCTGGCCGTCATTCTCGGCTGGTCCCCGGTGGTGCTTCTGTCAGCCACGCTTGCCCCCTTGGATGGACTTCATCCCGCCGTCTGCGGGCGGGGGCGGTTCTTTCGCCTGGGCTTCCTGCATCAATTTCAACCGCCTCTTGAGAAGCTGTTTCATCGGAGGATCAAGCAAATCCAAAAGCGATTCTTTGTCAATGGCCCCGGCTTTGAGAAGTTCAAATGCCAGCGTCCTCATGTCTTCCATGAAGATCGGACTGTTGCTGTGGGCATCGACCTTTACGCTGTAGTCTTTGGTGAACTGCTCCAAGACAAACTTGTTGCCTTTATCATCGGTGTAGTGAGTAGCATCGTGTTGCTGGAGCAGTTTCATGTACTGCGTAGCCACGCGAGCAAGGGAATCCTCAATAACCAAAGCCGCCTTTTTAGCGCGAGAAGAACCAAGCCTCGCAAGCTGGGACGCATGGCCAGAGGACCGCACACCTTGTTCGCCACGCCCGGAAAGCACAGCGCCAATGCCGCTTGCCTCCTCAAACATGGCGTCAATCTCGCGTACTTCGCGGAATAGATCGTCAGGCAGGTCAGGGGCCAGACGCTTAATATCGGAGTTGGGCATGTCCGAAGACATAAGCCCGCCAGGACGGTTCAGGGCAAAGTCGCGTTCGTCCTGAATACCGCTAATGCCGGTCAGGAAAGTGGGCGGATTGACCTGCTTGGACAGCAAATCAAGGATTTCCGTAACCCGCTTGTTCCGCATTTGCTGAAGCAAAAGCAGCTTTTGAACGCCTGATTGACCCCAATAATAGTCAATCTGGGGGTAGGGGCAGACCTGAATGAACGGCAATTCGCCCTTCAGATACAGTTCCTTGCCGGGGCGGTCATACACAATGACGTTGGGATCAGCGACGGTAATGACTTGGTAATCGTCTTCTTCGTCGTTCCAGACCCACAATTCCCGCATTTCCACGGTGTCTTCGGCCACCTCGGCCTTCATGCGGTTAAACCCGTACAGGTCCAGGTTCACCGTGCCGTAGATAGTGGGATTGGTTTGGGAAAGCACAATGCGGTCAACCGCAGCCGGAACATGCTCAACCTCATGCTGCGCCGACTCAATGCGCTTGATGATGTCGTCCCTTTTGGGGTGCGAATACAAGCGGGCGTAAAGGTCTGACTTGGTGATGTAGTAGCTTTGGACAACGGCCTCCTGACGGTCAGTCGAGGCAATATCCTCGCGCAAGACGCCCATGCTGGCCGGGACAACCACATAGGGGTGAACGCCGTCACGCCAGACCAGCTTGATAAAGCAGGAGTTGAAGCAAAGCGCCCAAGTAATCGCGGAAAGGAAAGACTTGTCCCCTCCAGAATCCATCCACTTGTCGTTCAGGGATTCGACCAGAGTGGTCAGCTTATCGTACTCAAACTTCGGTGCCGTGGCCCCCAGGTTGATTGTAAAGCGGGTGGTATCAGCGGCGTACAGGAAGCTGATTAGCTGGTCGATGGTGGGGTAAATCTTGTTGAACTGGGCGGGACTTTCTTCCGGGCCAGCGCCAAAGAGATAGAAAGACCTGAGAGAAGAATAATCCGCACGACGGGCTTCGACGCTAACCTGACACTTCTGGATCAGGTCGTTTACGAAATACTCTCGCTCGATCAGGTCTTTAGGTAGTCTCATTTGTCAATCTTCAGGTTCTCATGGTCAGCAACATAACTGGCCGTGGTTGGTCCCCTTTTTACACCGACATCAGTGGGTTTTACACCAACACTCTCGCCGCGTACAGATTTAAAAGCGCCTCCGCCCATAATGTTCTGCATGGAGAAACTGCCCGTGTTGCCCCACATCACGGAATCTCCGGGCCGGGGTTCGGCGGGTTTGGTCGCATTGTTTCGGGTAAAGTAACCGGCCTGGTTGTCCCCCTCTTTGGTGGACTTGATGTTGGTCATGTTATAGTCCGACGCCAAGTTGGTCAGGGTTTTGTCCATGTCGGCGGTGCGGGTAGAGGTCCGAATAGACGGTCCCGACACCATCTGGCGGGGTTTGCAGCGGCACTTGGGCTTCGGGCAGCGTACTGCATCGTCGCTCCAGGCATCAAATTCGCCGTGTTTTGAGCAGATAAAGCGGTTCAGGATAGCCATTTACCTCTCCAGTTCTTCCTTGAAGGTCGTTTCGGTATAACAATTCTTGTTCCGCATCCCAACTTTCAAGCCCACCTGCCCACCCTTTAGAGTCAGGCGAAGGCCGGGATTGAGGGGGATTTTGGCTTCTTTGCGGTAGGCAATGTACCGGGTTCGATCCCGGCGCTTGTAAATGGACACTTCCCCGTTTTCGAGGGCCTTTAAGGCGCGTTCCATCCTGATTTGGGTGGTCGGAGTAATGTCCGTGGTCTTGTGCTTGAAGACGTTTCGGAAGGTGTCGATGGAAATTCCGGCCAATTCCGCCATCAAGCGCTCGCTCATATTGGTGGTTTCGTCGGCTATGAACCGTTCAACCGCTGCCCTGATTTCCTTCTTGGTCATCATTTCTCAGGGCGTTCCACAAAGATGACCTGGCCCTGGGGTGTCGCAAGGTAAGACGTTTCCCCGCTTTGCTGCCACTTCGGCGCATTTGATTTGGCCCACTGTGATTCATTGCTGAATGATTTGTGGTAGGGAGTTTTCCAATAATCCGGGTAATGCAGCTTTTTATCGGTTGGGTTTACCGCCGTCATAGCCCGTGGGTCTTTGTTCTGAAGGGCAAGCCAAAACCCACGCATGTCGTAATCTGGGGTTTGCGAAGTCAGATTAACTGGCACTTGGTTTTGTTTAACCCATTGCAAAAATTGAGTCTCTTTCTCCGGTGACAGCTTGGCCATTTGGGTTTGCCAATTCTGTTGCGACCACGGCACGTTGCGCTGCAAATACTGTTGTGGCGAAAGGTCTTTTTGCTGCTGTATCGCCGCCTTTAAAGCATCTGAAATACTAGCCATTACCTTGCTCCGTAGACCCCTATCTTTTTGAGGTAAGTTGAAACGCCAGACTGTACCGAAAGTTGTTCCGGCGTAAAGTCCTCCTGGCGCTTGGAAATGCCGCGCGTAATCTTGTTCTGGATCAGGCGAGGCCAGACCTGCTCGGCATAGACGGCACAGGCCATAGCCGCCGCCATAACCCGGTCATCCTTGCCCCGGCCATAGGCTTCAATGACAGCGCCTTCCCGGACGATGGATTTCATTTCTTCGATCAGGTCCATAGACTTGACGACCATGATGCCGCGTTCAAAGTAATCTTTGAAGTAGGACATCATGCGTTCCTTGGAAGCGCTGGTGGTCATCCACCCAATGCTATTGGACAGACCGCCAAGAGTGTCATTGCGCCGCCAGATGTAATGCGACATGTGACCAAGGACGTTCATCAGGTCCCGGCCCTGCGTACCCTGAATCGTTGCAGCCTGACGCTTGAGGTTCCTCAGTTCATTAATGACGGCTTGTCCTGGTCCATTAACTTCCAGATTAAGAGTAGAGTTTCGATAGGCACCTGCGAGATGGGCGATGACCCAAGCAAATTGGTAGGTGTTGAGTTCGCTTGTGCAAAACTCAGCAACCTGGTCAAGACCATCCGCATAGCAACGAAACACCTGAACACAAAAACGGTCAGAATAATCTGAAGACCCATAAGAAGGGTCAGCACCAATAACATAATATCCGTTATCAACGGGTTCCTCCCAGACCTTCAGGGTTGCCAGCTTCTCAGTAGATTTAACAACTTCAGTGTCCTGAAAATACGCGCCCATGACATAGCGGTAATAATCAGGTAGGTTTGACTTGGACAGCTTTGCCGAGTCGGTGCAGCGGCTATGGCTGAAGAAAGATGTCCCGGTCATGACAAAGGCGTAGTCTTCTGTCGGCGGAAACTCCTGGTACATCAGGGATTCGTCCTTGATGCCCTCGTACATTTTCCAGCGCCACCACGCCAACTGGTTTGGCGTAATCTCAAACTGGTAGAGTTTCTTGATGTCCCTGATCCATTCCTTTTCTTCAGGACGCAGCTTGCCGTCCCAATAGACTTTGTAGATCGGGTCGTTTTCCGTGACGCTATACAGTTCGTTGCGCCACCAACCGCAGAAGATAGCCTTCTGGGTGCGGGCGCGTTTGGCGGTGGTGTACATGTCGTGGAACATGTTGAAGCCACGCGCGGTGGACTCAAACAGGAACAGGCGGGACGGGTTCTTTTCGGCCAGTGACGAGATAAGGGATGCAAGCCCCTCCTCATCGCCCCATGACGATGTTTCGGTTCCGTGCAGGAAGGTGATGCCCTTGCCGCGCCCCAGAGTTCCGTTGGCCTTGGTTCCGGCGATTTGATAGAACAGGCGGCTGCGGTTCTTCAGCGTAAGCTGGTTGCGGTTATGCTGCACCTGTGGGATTTTGTATTCTTTGGGCAACCCGTCCATGTACATTGAAAGCGTGGACTTGAACTGATCGCGGCTTTCTTCGTTATGGGTTGTCATAGTCCCCTGTAGGCCGGGATGGGTAAACAGCCAGTAAAGGTCCAGGGCAAGGCTGATCGTTGAGATGCCTAACTGGCGTCCCTTGAGAATGACAAAGAAGTGGATGTCTTCTTCCAGCCCCTTGGCAATCTCGTCCATCACATAGGTCTGGCTTCCGAGCAGCTTGTCCATTGTGACAAGGCCGTGTTCCTTGGACTCAATGCGTAGCTGAGAACAGAAGCGGTAGAAATGCTTTATGTTGAAAGACATGTTTCGGCCCGCCAAGGAAATCCATCAGGATACTGCGCCCGTTTCTGGATGTTCTTCAAGAAGAAGAACCCGCGCATGTCCTTGTTGGCTGAGATGCGATAGTTGACCGTGTACTTGCCCGACGCCGCCCAGGGGGTGTTGTTCTGGCGTAACGCCTCCCAAACGTAGCGGTCCCCGATCATCAAGTCTCCGGTGGTCTTGTACCAGAGAGGGGCGATACCGGCGCAAACCTCTCTTTTGAACATGTAACAGTTCACATCGACCAGATCGCCGTAATGACCAAGGCTCTCGCCGTCGTCGCGGGCATAGAACTTGTTGGTGGGCCAGATGAGGTTTCTCAGGGAATAGGCGTAGGCGTTATTGCCAATGACATCCATGAGGGACTCGACATGGTTTGGCTCAAACCAGTTATCGTCGTCCAGGTAGCAGATGTAATCTTCGGTGCAGATGTAGGGGGCCATAGCGCAGATCGCCCCGTTCATGATCCCGTTCTTGCCGGTTGCCTTGGGCAGTCTCAGAATATGCCGGTTGGGCGGGTCGTCATACGACATGGTGTCGTTGCCCCGTACCCCGTCAATAATGACATAGTGGGTGCAGGGATAGGTCTGCTCGTCCACGCTCTTCATAGCTTGTTTGAGAGTCGCCCGGTTGGTTGTTGCCGTGACCACGGCCACGGTGGGCTTCACGAAACAATCTCCCCGTACTGGGTAATCCGGTGCTGGGGGTTATCAAACTCAGGCTTCAGAAGAACTTGGGCATGACGCCCCTTCTGCTTCAGGGCAATGTCGGCATTGGACCGAGTGTAGGTGTCCTTTTCCTCAGAATCCTTGGTCCCCTTCAGCTTGGCCGGTACGCCGCACCCTGGGCAGAAATGCTTAATCTGGTCCGAGAACTCGTCGATGTGTTTTTGCCACCAGCCAGGTTCTACCGGGTGCCCATGATCCCCGCCCCGCGCCATGTCAAACGAGGCTGCGACCTCACAGAAGTAAGCCCGCAATTCCCCATTTTTATTCTGTACAATGGAAGCTGACCAGTCGCGGTTAATCTCGCACTTGCTAATCTTTTCCCACATCTCGCCCTCGGCATAGATGTCCTTGATGGCGGTCAGCAAAGGGGCATGGATGGAATTGCCCATATAGGTCCACACCACCTTCCCGTTGTCCTTGGCCAACTGGGTGATGTTCGCAAGTGCGGGATAAGCCCGTTCCTCGCCATGAGCATTGAGGTTGTATGTCCCAAACGTCTTGATGGCCAGCAACTCATGCTTGAACGGGTTGTTGGTCCAAAGCCCTCTTTGAAGCGGGTTCGGGATTTCTTCCTCGAATATCTGGCACAACTCCTCAAACCGGGAATGCATACAGGGATTGCCACCAATCATGGCAATGATCCCAAAATAATCCTTCAGGCTTTGAAGCGCCAACCGGAAGTTCTCCGGCGTCATCTCCCATAACCCATCCTGGTTCGCCAGCAACCGGGTGCAGTTACTACACGCCAGGTCACATTTGTTGGTCACGTCGATGCAGATGATGTGCATGTTCCGAGGACCGCGCATCCGGCCCACCGCATCCTTAAATTCCATTGGAAGACACCTTCTTCAGAACATGGTCCAGCATCGCACAGAAGATACTCTCCGCATCCTCCAACCCATCCGCAGCCGCCAACATCCCAGGCGTCACCCCATCCCGTAACCGCTGCAAACCACTCCGCGCCTGATCCTCCAAGAACCCACGCGCCTCCAAAGGCAACTGATCGTAAAAAACCTTCGGACCACCAGGACTCGCCGCCAATACAGGCGCGTAAATCCCACGAACAACCAACTCTATCTCAGAACCCATCCAACCATCCCCTATCACACAGTTATCACCAAAAACTGCGGCACTCTGTCACACCTACCTACCAAAACCTGATATTTTTTTGGGGTGGAGAGCGTTGGGGGGCACCGCCTCTCCTGCTTCATGCCCCATTCCTGGGCCGGGGGAGGGGTGGAACGGCGCTTGCTTCCAGCGCCTACCCACTCTTGCCTGACCGGGGCGATCCGGTACAGGGTGGAGCTGGTGAGAGCGGGGAAGACGTTCCCTCCCTACCCTCTACTGGTTTAGAACAGCTTGGGGTTACTGGCCTACCCTCTCTCCCGCGCGAAGCGGTAAGAGGGTTAAAACACCCTGTCAATACCTTGCAATGTATAAACCTAGGCTTTCTGCGGGTTATTTATTTGCATGTGCTGCGTTTGGGGGTGCGACAACCTGCCACGTAGACAGTCTGTGAACATTGGCTAGGATGGGGACACCTAATCAATGAGGGACTAACCAATGACCAAGTTCTTATATTTGCTGGCAAGCGTAGGACTTTTCGGCGTTACGTTAATTTTTATTGACCTTGTTAATGCTTTTGAGCGCAGCTTGGGCGTATTCTGTTATCCGGCGGTTGCCTTTGGCGCTTTGGCGGTAATTTGCGCGGCTTGGAGCGGTTATTTGCTGACCCGCGTTTGTAAGTAATCCTTTATTCGCTCCGATCATATCATTCTGGCAATCTGCGCGATTAGCTGCCTTGCCATGATCCTAGCCTGTGCGGCGGGATATTAACCTAACTTGGAGACACGCAATGAACATCGGAGATACTGTTAAAATCAATGCTCAAGGATTACCGGGCAATGGCCTAACGGGCAAGATTGTTGGCAAACACAGGGATCACTTCCAGATTGACGTTGGGCCAGACTTTTACAAAAACCCCATGATCCGTGCGGATAAATTGAAACTTATCAAATCCCGCAAGCCTGTTTAGCGCAGTCTAAGCCCCTCTTAGCCGGGGGGCTTATACGGCACTAATGCCGGAACCAGCACCTAACCTGGAGAATGTAACATGACACGCGAAGAAAACATTTTACACGAACGCGGCCCTTACTGGGTTTATCGTGAGCGCAATGCTTACACCGTCTACAAAGATTGGGGAACTTGCGCCAAAAGCGATAGTTCATATGCCAAAACTAAAGACGGGCTTTCCCTTGCCATGGCGCGTTGCGACTATTTAGGGCTTCAAGAGATTAGCCGAGGCCAGTCAGAACTTTGCCGCGCCTATGCCCGGAACATCTCACATCCCTTTTAGGCCGCGTCACCCTGTCACATCGGAACCTTGCCTATTCTATGAGACAAAACGTACACCTAACCTATGGAGACTGACCTTATGCCTACAAAGACACTCAATAACGGAAAGCTAATTCGCATCGTTAAGGATGGAGTCCCTACCTACGTTGCGCCTTGGTACAAAGAACTAACCAAGGAAGGCCAGCGAATGATCGGCCAGAATCGCATCTATTCTAAGTCTTATGGCAACTGCATTTGCTTTAAATAAACACCCAAAACCCTAACCTTTGGAGACTAGAACCATGACCACATACAACGGATGGACTAACTACGAGACTTGGCGCGTCAATCTTGAAATGTTCGACGGGATGGAACCCCGCGCTGACATTAGCGCCTATGACCTTGGGCGAGAGTTCAAAGACTACGCCGAGGAAGTGATTGAACTTAGCAGCGAACCCGGTTTCGCCCGCGACTATGCGCTGGCGTTCCTGTCGGATGTTAATTGGAGCGAGATTGCTCGCCATTACATCGCCGAGGAATCCGAGGAAGGGGAGGCCGCATAATGCAGTGCCCGGATTGTTTAGGCTATCGCCACCCCGGCCCGTGCGAAATACCGGAATATGACGCGCCCCTAACCCTAGTGCGCCATACAAACCAAACCTGCCCGGTAAACCCACAAACCGGGGGCGCAACATTGCGCGAAGCATGGGACAATTGGAACCGGAGGGACAAGCTATGAAATTTTGCTCGGATTGCCTGTATTGCCGCCCCTCAAACCATGAAGGATTGGCAGCTTATAAGTTCGCACAGTGTGTGCGTACATCATTAGAAAAACCCGACGGATACACTCTGACCCATCCTGACGTATTTTCGGAGGGGGGGATTTATTGCCGTGTCGAACGCATGACGGAAAGCATGTGCGACACCGAAGGGAAATACTTTGTCCCAAAGGGGGAGGCGATATGAACTGGCTCAAGGACGTTTTAAACCTGACCGTTTTGATCCTGGCTCTCATGGTAGGGTGGATGCTGCTGGACATTGTAGCCAAAGACCTGGCGGGGTTCCGTGTCGAGATTTACAAAGGGGGCAAGCCGTGACCGTCCTTACCCCTAAAATGTCGATCTGCTTGGAAGTAATTCAGGCATACCACGCAGAACATGGTCGCACCCCTACATATCGTGAAATAGCCGCCGCGATGGGCCTGAAGTCTCCAGGGCAAACTGTGCGCCTCGTGGATTGCTTGGTGGCGCGGGGATACGTCAAACGCACAAAGCGCGTGTCGGGTACCCGCCGGGGTGCCCGGACCCTGATCCTATGCTTTGGGGATGATGCAAAACCTGATTGGGAGGGGCTAGCCTATGCAATAATTGCAGAAGCCAAGACCATGCGGGAAACGCTCGAACAACACAGATTGCCAACACCGCCCAAAGCATTCGATTACTAAACACTTTCTGCACCTTGAGGGGGACAAAATGAACATATTGATTACCGGCGGGGCCGGATTCATAGGTACAAACCTAGCACTAAGGCTTCTAGAGGACGGGAACCATGTCCACGCCATGGACAATATGAGTACAGGTTCGATTGAAAACTGCAAGCTGTTGGCGAAAAACCCCCGGTTTAGCTGGCATTTGGGGGACATATGCGACGAGGCCGACCTAAGGCGGAACTACCGGCCTTGGCACCAGATTTATAATCTGGCCTGTCCTGCTTCCCCTGTGGCCTACCAGGCCGACCCTCTTAGGACCATGCTAACCTGCGTGGACGGGCTGGCGAACGTCCTAAGCCTTGCCAAGAGTTCCGACGCAAAGGTTCTCCAGGCCAGCACCTCGGAGGTGTACGGCGACCCCACGGTTCACCCGCAGCGCGAAGACTATTGGGGGAACGTGAACTCGATGGGGCCGCGATCCTGCTATGACGAGGGCAAGCGGTTTGCTGAAACCCTGTGCTTTGAGGCCCGCAAGCGCCAGCAGGTATCGGTTGCCCGTATCTTTAACACCTACGGCCCCTTCATGCACCCCACGGACGGGCGGGTTGTGTCTAACTTTATCGTCCAGGCGCTACACGGGGAACCCCTGACCGTTTACGGGGACGGGAGCCAAACCCGTAGTTTCGCTTATGTCTCGGACACCGTGGACGGGCTAATCCGGCTGATGGACTCGGACGAGATGGGGCCGGTAAACCTCGGTAACCCGGTAGAGTTTACGGTGATGGACCTGGCGGGTCTGGTCCTGACCAAAACCGGGAGCAAGTCCCGGATCGTAATTAAGCCCCTGCCCATTGACGACCCGTGCCGCCGCCGCCCTGATATTGGGCTGGCAAGTTCCCGCCTGGGCTGGCACCCGCGCGTGGGGATTGACAAGGGTTTGGATGCTACCATTAGCTACTTTAAAGGGGTTATGAAATGAAGCCAGACTTGAAGCTAGTGCGCCGGGAGCCGGTGCCCGATGACGTTAAGAGTCGGAAGCGGATGGTGGCCCTGCGCCGCCAGCTTATGAACGCCGCCCTAAAACACGTCCAGGAGGGCCTAGAAGGCTCCAGGAACGACAGATTGCGGGAAGCCACCGATTTGACCGGCATTTCCCTAACCCTGATTGACGCCGCCCTAAAGGCGGGTATAGCCTGATTGTTGCTTTTGCGGTTCCAGCGGTTGCCCGGTTCGTCCGATTGAGTGACCAGAGGCTTAGAAAGCATGAGACCGGATACCCGTTGGGCGGGATACCCGGTCTGGCTCGATGGGTGAGACATCGAGGGATGCGCGAGGCATTTTATATGACCTGCGCCCCCTCAAGTAAACCCCATTAAGTCTGTAGAGTTACCGCCCAGTAGCGTACCGCCGCCCGAATAGCGGATTGTGACCGGGGGTCTTTACCGCGCAAGCGGGTTTCCGCCCCTACCTATCCCCACCGTGGGGACGGGATAAACAGCCATCCTCACCCCCCTGCCTTCTAGGAGGGGAGCCGGTTAGTCCACGATACGGACGGCTGATAAACGGTCACTTGATAGCGGTTTTTTAGGTTTGGATTGATGGAACTATAGTTTCCAAGCCTAATCAGTAGCCTATGACTCCCCCGCTGCCCGCCTCAGGGTGCCAGGGGAGCATATGGAAAGCAGAACTATGCTCTAGCGGTAGGTATCCCATGAAGGTAGTCCCTCTTTTTAAACTTATCGACTGCGGCCCCTCCAAAGGCTTTGACCAATTTTGGGCCGAATACCCCAAGAAAGCCGCCAAGCTGGACGCTGCCAGAGCCTTTATGCGGGCCGTACACGGGGGAACGCCGCCGGAGGCTCTCATAGAGGGGGCCAGAAGGTTCGCCTTCCTGTGCCGCCGGGAGCGCACCGAGAGGCAGTATATCCCCCACCCTGCCACCTGGCTGAACGGGGGCCGCTGGGAGGATGAAGACCTAGCCACCTGCATAGTCCCCACCCAAGAGGAAATAGACGCGGCCAAGGATAAGGCTGACCGGCTGTTAAGGCGTGGGAAATATGCTACACATTGATCCCCTTAACTTCCGGCGGGCAATTAAATACCCACTTGACTGCGGCAATTTGTCATGCCTTCCGGGCCGCGAAGCGGTATACCGTCCCTTGTCGTGGCATCGGTCCCGCCGACACCCACCAGCCCTTTCCAAATGGGGCCTAGCACTGGAGGCGGGCGCGTAGCGACCAGGGGGCGTAAAAACCCCCTGCCCTTAACCTAACCGGGGAAACAACATGATTGACCTTTTCAACTATCCAAAAAACCCAGGCTATAAAGCTGACGGCACCAGCAAGGCCGCAGCCAAGGCCATAACACCCAAGGCGCTTACTATCCGGGATCAGGTTCTCTCGCTTCTCAAGCGCCAGAACTGCACCCCAGATGAAGCTGCCTCTATCTTGGGGGTGTCTATCCTGACCGTGCGCCCACGATTCAGCGAGTTGTCCAAAATGCACTTGATCGTCAGGATTGGGACAACACGTCACAACGACAGTGGCCACAAGGCCGATGTATGGAGCGCGGTATGACCTACAAGGAAAATGACAATGAAAGTTCTTGTTGAAACGAAAGACGGCGAAGGTCTTGAAGCCCTCATGGGCCAGCGGATCACGCTTTTTTGCATGAATTACATTTACACTGGCAAACTGGTTGGCGTTAACGTGACATGCGTGAAATTGTCCGATCCAGCCATTGTTTATGAAACTGGCGCATTTACTGATAAGGCGTGGAAAGATGCTCAAGTTCTGCCAAATGATCTTTATATTTCGACTGCTGCCATTGAAGCATTTGGCGTTGTAAAGTGATGCGCGGCTTAAAGCAAAAATACCGGTCGTGGTCGCTGTCGGGGTCGTGGTCGCGGGCGGGGTCGTGGTCGGGGTCGGGGTCGGGGTCGTGGTCGCGGGCGGAGTCGTGGTCGTGGTCGTGGTCGGGGGCGCGGTCGCTATGAAAGCCATGATCGACGCCGCGCTGGAATGTTCTACGAAATCTGATGGGAAATAAAGGAGCGCGGCATGATGACCGAAGAACAACTGGCGCAGTATGAACTGTGCTACCGAAACTGGAACGGCACCTCTGTCGGGGAAAACGCGTTCGCCAATCTTCTTTCGGAGGTTCGCCAGCTTCGGATCAAGGTCAAGCAATCATGCCACCACACCGGGCGCAATCACGGCGCTGATGGCTGGCACTGTCCCTACTGCGACATGCGCGGTCCCGTCCGTGTGGTGGAACCGCCTATAACACCTGCTGGATATTAGAGGAGCGTTTGTTGACACTAACCAATAACTAATGTTTATTCACCATACCTAACCAACGAGGCTACTATGAACGATCAATCCGACTTCACACCCGAAATCCGTAATGCCGCCCTGTGGTCTGGCGATAGCCGCAAGATTGCACGGGGCGATACCGCTGGCGTTGTCCTAGAGAAACTGGGACGCCTGGAAATCCCTGACCTGTCTGGCGAAGAACATGTCCAGATGGGCCACAAGATGCAGCCAGTCGTCGCCAAGATATTTGAAGAACAGCACGGCGCTTATCTGCGGGAAGCAGACTATCCGCTGACCCACCCCAAGTATTCATTCATTAAAAGCCACTTCGATTACATCAGCGACGGCGGCGATTACTTGGTCGAGTGCAAGAACTACAATGCCGGGTCTATCCAATACTATTCCGATCCTGACGAGCCGGTGCGGGTATCTGAAGGCGACTATGCCCAGTGTCTGCATGAGGCCATCGTGCATCAGGTGGACACGGTTTATCTGGCTATCCTGTTTGGGGGCCAGCGTTACCGGGACTTCAAGTTGACGTTCACGGACGACGAGAAGGAAGACTGGATCAAGAAACTGGCAGAGGTCTGGGGTATGGTCCAGACCAACACCATCCCTGACCCGTCAACACCCGACCAGGCGCGTGACGTTTGGCCGGTGGATGATGGTCATACCATCGTCGCCAGCAAGGACATTGAGTTCTATTGCAGCACCCTGAAGGGCTGGAAGGAACAGGCCAAGGGTATTGAGGCCAAGATTGAAGAACTGCAAACCCAGATCATGAACCATATGGGTACTCGGTCTGAATTGCGGGCCATTGACGGCAAGACGCTGGCAACCTGGAAGACAGCCAAGAGCAGCAAACGGTTTGACCCCAAGCTGTTCCAGCAGGCCATGCCCGACCTTTACAATCAGTTTGTTGTTGAAACCATTGGTTCTCGGAGGTTTTTGGTAAAATGAGCAATATCGTTCCCGTTTCAGACTTGGAAAAAATGGCGGCAGCCGCTGCCAATTCCCGCATGTTTGGGTTCAAGAGCAAGGAAGAAGCCCTTGCCATCATGCTGCTGTGTCAGGCTGAAGGTCTGCACCCCGGCATTGCCATGCGTGATTATCATGTCATTCAGGGCCGACCCACCCTGAAGGCTGACGCCATGCTGGCCCGCTTCCAGCAGAACGGCGGCAAGGTTGAATGGCATACCCTCACCAACGAGGAAGTATCCGCCACCTTCAGTCACCCGGCGGGCGGCAGCGCCAAGATCACCTGGACGTTTGCAGAGGCCAAGAAGATCGGCCTGACCGGCAAGGACAACTGGAACAAGTACCCCCGCGCCATGCTGCGGGCCAGGGTTGTCTCAGAAGGCGTCAGGACGGTCTACCCCGGCGTGGTGATCGGCACCTATACCCCGGAGGAAGCGCAGGACATGGAGCCTAAGGGACGCCCCCAGGCCCCTGTCATTGACGTTGAGGCGACAGAGGTTGAGGCCGAGTTTCAGTACCCCCTCATGGTTCCCGGTAGCCCTGACCCCTATACCCGGTGCGCCACCCCGGAGGGCTGGGTAGGGGAGATGAACGAAATGGCTGACCGGATCAGGAACAGCACCAAGATCAAGGACGATGAGAAGTCGGCAAAGCTAGACAAGCTGCGCGATGCAAACCAACATATCATTGAAACTTTGACCGAAGAACTTAGGAACGGTCTAACTGTATGAGCGCACATTCCCGCCGCAAGGGCGCTTCGCATGAACGCGAGGTGGTCAACATCCTGAAGGAAGCCGGGTTCAAGACCGCCCGCAACCTGGACCAGACCCGTGACGGCGGCGGCGATGTTCCCTTTGGCGACTATCTTCTGGAATGTAAGCGGCGCAAAAACATTGCCATCTATGAATGGTGGGATCAGGTAAATGCCGCTTGTGCCGGTCAGAAAAAACCGGCATTGGTGGTGAGAGCAGATAACCGGGAAAACCTAGCCATCATACGTTTGGTGGATTTTATGGACCTGGTTTTACGAGGCCCAGACAGTATGGAGTCGAGCGCGGATTAATTCGCGCAGGTTAGGTCCGTGGGGCGGCACGGTTTCATACACCGCCCATTACCTAATTGACGAGGCAAAGATGACAAGCATGAACAAATACGCCAAGACGGCGTTAGACGTTTCCAATGACAAACCAAAGTCTGCCGTAAACTGGCTTTGCAGAACATCCTCCAGAAACCCAGACCTGAAAGACGCGCTTGTTCGCTACGGAGCGCAACAAGTCATCAGGACGTTTTTCTCGCAACAGCGTTCCGCAGCAATGACTATGGCCGCAGGTCGTGTTGCAGCCAATATGAACAACCCCAAAGTACAGGAGCGTGTCGCCGCCAGGGTGGCGAGGGTTTTGTTCTGGGACGCCTATACCCTGTTTGGCATGACACCGATCAAGGATGCCAACAAGGAAATGCTACTCAAGAGCGCCGAAAGCAGGGAGGCGCAAGCCAATACGGAAATGCGCCTTGCCAAGTTTGAGCGCACGGTGGCCAAGCATCTTACCGGGACCAAGACGGTCAAACAGTGCATGACTTCTAAAGACCTGGAGGACATTGCTTCCAAGTTTGGCGGGGTTGCGTCATGAAAAAGAAATTTGACAGAAACACCGAAGGCTTGCGCGACGCCCTTATGTGCGAAATGGAAGACATTCGGGAAGGCATAGCGACCCCCGAAGAAGCCAACGCCTTTGCCAGTCTGGCAGAAAAGGTCATCAAGTCTCTGGAAGCCGATCTGGCCAGAGATTTGTTCCAGCACAAGAAAGAGCAGGACATAGAAAGCAACCGCATTGCCCTCTTGGAAATGAAAGCGGAGGAGCAGAGAAATGTCGCCTGATTTCCGCGTAAAAATAGATGGACGCACATATTACGCTTACGAAGGTGAGTTTACCCCTCTCGCTAGGGAAGGTGCGAGCAACTTAAAATACAAACATCACCCGATAGCAGTCCTTCAGGAAATGATGTCCTGCAAATCATTCCGCCATATTTCGCAAGAAGATGCGTGGCCTTTGATTAAGAATTGGGGGAGCAGAAGGGTTTTTTGGGGCTCTGAGTATCCTGAGGATGAATCCAGAGATTACGATCTTGAGTCCACGTTAAACACCATTGCCTATCAGGCTGGAGCAAGTTGCCTGTGCTGCAACAACATGGCCTGGACACACCATAAAGAGTACGGCTTTGAAGGTTTTCGCTCTGCATGGGCAAAACAATCCAAATACCTATATTTGTTTTTTCCTGAACTCATGGGACGCCGCTGGCCTGTGTTGTGTAAAAATTGTTATGTCACAGCCGAGTCAGCGCCAGTAAAAAAACCATACAGATATTGGCAGTTTGATAAAACCTTGGCGCTAAGAGGATTGCTTCAAATTATGAAACACAACATTGGGAGTTTAAAATATGTCGCCACCTAAGATTATGATTGCCACCCCCATGTATGGTGGTCAGTGCTACGGAAGCTATGTTCAGGGGATTCTTCAGTTCCAGAGCATCTGCCAGCAGCTACAGTGGCCCATGCACGTTAGCATGATGTTCAACGAGAGCCTGATTACCCGCGCCCGAAACGCCATGACGCAGGGCTTTCTCAAGAGTGACTGCACCCACCTGTTCTTCATAGACAGTGACATTCGGTTCAATGCCCAGGAAATCCCCCGCATGATCGAAGTGGACAAGGACATCATCTGCGGCATCTACCCCAAGAAGGAAATCAACTGGGGTTCTGTGCGTCAGGCCATTGAGGCCGGTAAGACCGATGAGGAACTTGGCAAGTATTCCGGCAGCTTTGTCATCAACCTGGTGGACTATCAGGGGTCTGTTACCGTTCCCCTCATGGAGCCGGTTGAGGTCTGGAACGGCGGCACCGGGTTCATGCTCATCAAGCGGGAAGTCTTTGAGAAGATGAAGGAGGTCGTTCCGGTCTATAAGAACGACACCAAAGACCTGTCTGGCGGCATCCAGAGCGCCGAAGAAATCACCGAGTATTTCACCACCAGCATTGAGCCGGAAACGGGGCGTCTTCTGTCAGAGGACTTCCACTTCTGCGATACCTGGCGGCGCAAGTGTGGCGGTAAGGTCTACGCTGCCCCGTGGGTGACGCTGGCCCATACCGGCAGCTACATCTTTGAAGGTCAGATGATCCGGCAGGATGAGCCGACGAAGGCTGACTAATCAATCATGGCTAAGGCGGTGGTTTGACAGGCATCAAGTCTGCGAAGCCACCCCTTACCATAGATGTTGAAGTTCTTGGTCTGGGTATACCGCTTGCGGCGTTCTTCACAAAAGTCATGGATGATGGAAGACGGGCTATTCATGCTCACCAGTTCCATCATGGCCGGTCCAATGTGAGCGTCCACAAAGGTTCCCAAGACCTTCTGAAGCGTCATAATGGCGGTGTTAGGCCCCTGATTAACCGCTAAGTCAAACAGGCACAGGTCAACCCCTGACGGCATGGCAAAGGCTTTGATGGCGTTCCAGTACCGTTGCTGGTACAGGGGCTTCACCTTATCAACCGTAAGGTCTTTCATTTCCTGCGCGGTGACGGCATGACCCGTCCAGGATTGCCAGGTCGCCTTGGTGATACCCAGATTGGTGATGCCACCAGGATCACGGGTGTCGTCCGTGTAACCGCCCTCCCACTTCAGAACGAAGTCGAGGCAGTCATCAAAGTTATCAATCATTTGCCGCTAATCGCATCAGCTACAGACGGCACAATCTTCTCGACGCTGCGACCAATGACATAGCCACCAAGGCCGAGCTGCACGATATCCCACAGCTTCAGATACTCAGCCTGCTGGAGATTAGGGGCCGCCAAGCCAAACCAGCGGGCGGTAATCAGCCCCACAAAGATCAGCATGGTAATGGGGCGCCAGCTAGAAGCCAGAAACCCAGTAGAAGCCGCCTCCGTCTTGACAATATCGGCAGCACCCTTTGCCAAATCTGTTTGAGCAGCAAGTTCAGCCAGATCGCCGTTCTGGTACAGCTTCATCAGTTCCAGCTTGGCCGCATCCTTCTGCGCCGGATCGGGCCACACCCGGTCAATGATCTTGCCACCAACGTCTAGGGCGGCGGAAACAGGATCAAACGCCATAGTTCACCTATTGCTTGATGATGCTGTGACCGGCAGCAAGGAACAACATGCTGACAACGGCAACACCGATAAACCAATAAACCTTCTGTGCCACGCTCTTACCTATTTCCTCATAGACCTTCTGAATGGCCTTTTCAGCGGCCCGTTCAGCAATGATCTCTATTTCCCCGTCTGAAAGTCCGGTTTCGGGCACCATCTCACAAGCCCTCACCAGGTGTGAAATAGCACTCCGAAGAACCTTCCCCGATAAACGCAATGTACATATTGGTTGTATTGGAGAACTGCTGCGGGATCGTGAAAGACTTGATCGTACCGGGCACCGACACAAGGCAATAGGACGGCGTTCCGGCAACGGGAACGGCTGCTGTTACAGATGCGTTGCTGCTGACGAGAAAATAGACCGGCTGACCGTTCTGGGGGTCCTGGTGATTGGCCACTAGCAACTGATTGCAGGGGCTATCCGCAGTCACCGTAATGGTCTGGCTACCAGTCGTGACGTTGGCCCTGTAGGTCTTTCCGCAAGGCTGAAACGAGATATTATTTCCCACGGTTGATGATCCTGTTCTGAGGCTCCGGCTTGCTCGTAGGCGAGTTCTTGCGATCCCCGCTGTCAAAGCAATACACCGAGCGGAAGCCACCCAGGGGAACCTGTCCGGGTTCCCAGCAGTTCCCGTACCCCTTGCCGTAGGAATCCTTCGGCATCTGGGGGCGGGTGGGAATACCCGAAAAGTGCATTTTATTGATGTTCGTCTTCTTGTCTGGACCCTTCATTAGATTTTACCTTTTCCTTTAAGATGCACGGGATGAACACGAATAGTGCGAAAAATCCCGCCATACATTCCCTCATCAAATCGGGTTCCTTCATGACCCAACATGCCAGCGCGAATGTCATAACGAGCGAAACAAGTGTCAAAAGACGATCTGACAGGACCGACAGTGCGAGCCGCACCAGCTTTATGATGTTTACGTCCATTTTTATCCCCTTTAGTCATCGGTGCCATCGTCCTCAATCTGGAACCCGGCACCCCACTGATCGTCTTCTATCTTTTGCTTGATCTTTTCAAGTGCCAAGGCGCGGTCCACAACCCTGAGTTTATCCAGCAGTTTGGCTTCCGGGTCTTTGCTGATTTCTTTCATCAGTTTATTGATGAAGTCCACCAGTTCAGCGTTCAGGTTCTTGTCTACCTTGCGAGCCATTACTGTTCCTCTGGATTTACAGTACGGGCAGCCGTGGCTGCGGGCATGATTTTTGCGGCAGGGCCAGTTTTCGTGCCTGACAAAGCCCGCTGGATAGCCCGCGCCGCCCGCGTCCGAAGGGGAGATGTTACTATCCGGCCAAGAGAACTGACACCAAGCGCATCAGCAAGGGATTTGGCAGCTTCCGCCCCCTCGGAAATTCCCCGTCCAGGAGTTTCCCAAAGAGCGATAAGATTTGTGCCCTTTCCGATCTTGCCAAGTTCATCAATTAGTTGTTCTTCCCGGCGTCGAATGGACGTGCCGCGAAGCATTTCACCAAGCCTATTCAGGCTGATGTCGCCACGATCAATACCGCCTCTTTGCGTCAAGTCTTCAAGAATAACGGAGGCGCGGTACTTAGTCCGAATATCATTTAACTCTTTTGCAATCTTTGGTTGATTGCGGGCAACGCTCGAATCAATTTCATCAATCAAATTATAGATTTCATGCTTTGCCTGACCAGAAGCTGACGCACCCTTGGCCGAAAGAGCATTGCGAAGCCTTTGCAAACCTTCACCGGCAATAGAAAACGTTTTTGGTGCGGCACCCGGACTTGCGGCAAGGGATTGATAAGCACGAAGAATGTCATCAGCGGCAGACTTCACAACGGAAACGCCGGAAGGACCAACCGCAGCCGCCTCATTAGCCGAAATTTGAGCAATAGCGTTTATAGCGGGTTGGTCAATTTTGAATTGCTTGCCCTGATAGATTTTATCAAATTGACTTCCAAGGTCTTTGATGCGCCCACGAATAAATGCCTCGTCAACTTCGTCAGCCGACTTTCCGGTAGCATCTGCCGCTTTCCGATTGGCAAGTTTCTGGTTTGCCTTGGAATACCCAGCAGCGCCGCGCTGAACCGTAGGTGCCTCTCTGGCGACCTGTGGCGCAGACAGCTTGAATCCCATCTTTTCTGCTGATCTGGCTAGTTCTTCGCCAATTCTTCCCGTTTCTCCAACAAGCGTTTTTGCTAGCGTGGGAAGTGCAAAAAGCGCTGGCGCAATTTCACCGGCAGTTTGATAACCGGATACGTCTTTTGAAGGACGGGGGATTCCAAGTTCTTCTGCGTTCTGCCGGATCATTTCGGTTGTCGGCAGAAACGTCTTATCCGTTCCACCCAAAACCGTAGAAGCGTCATAAAGTCCTTTACGACCAACGGACCCCATAGTTTCGGGAAAAGCCTTACCCAGTGCGCGAGGTGCCGTTTGAGTTATAAGTTGTTCTATATCGCCCATAGCACCCAAAGTTCCAGTTCCCAGTCCATAGGAAAAAGCCCCCAGACCGGACGGTCTTTTTCTGGCTTCCTCAAAATCTTTCATGGCAAGCCCGCCGCCCCCAAAAACCGATTTTTCTTGGGGGGCGGTGGACTTATCCCAATCCGGGATGTTTTTTTCCTGACCAGGTGGTTTGTCCCAATTTGGAATCTTGTCTGCCATTACGGTTCAACTCCAAAATGACGGATGAAGTTTTGCCTAGAAGTGGGGTTTGATTGACCCCTTTTACGGTCTTCAGCCGTTGGAATTGGCTTTCCGCCCTTGTTAAAAGTGGCTTCCAAAACGTCGTCAACCGTGAACGGAACGGCTTCATTGATGTCGTTATTGGCCTTTTCGACCGCTTTAACCATCCCCTCGGTTGCACCCGGCTTGGTGGGGAAATTTTCAGCCAAAATGTTCATCTCTTGGCGCACTCTGGCCAAGAAGTTTGCCGCAATTTCAGCGCTGTCGCCCGCCTTTGGAACCTGCGCCTTGTAGGCTTCGACTCTGCCCTTGGCGATAGATGTAGCATAACCACCACCAAGAGCGGACGCCATGTTTTGCTCAAGGCCGGAAACAAGCTGCTGCAACATGCGGCTTTCCTTGTCAGAAACTGCCCGCGCAAACGTATTGGAAAGGCTCCTGTAAAGGGTGTCACCCTCTTGCCCGGTCATACCAGAGAAAGCGCTAAGAACCGTGCCTTTGGGAAACTTGGAAATGTTCTTAACGTCAGCGGCAACTTGGGTAATAGCCTCGCGGATGTTTTCCGCGCGACCCTGCAAAAGAACGGAAGCGCGACCACCCTTCTGACGTTCCGCAAACATTGCCATTCTTTCGGCGCGAGCCTCCCTTCGATCAAGTTCAGCCTGAGTGTCACGGCGCTTTTGTTCTTCTAGGCGCGTAGCGGTTTCAATCATTTTGTCGTGAGTATCATTGACGCTTTTAAAGGCATCAAAAGCGGCCTTCGACCCCTTGGCATCGTTTAATGCCTTGAAGGAATCGGCGCCGGAGGCATTAAATGCCTGAGACAATTCGCTGTCTCCGTATGCAATACCATTCTTAATGGCGTCTTCGCGGTGTTGCTTAAACGCTTCTTTAATGTCCTCTACCTGCTTGGACAGATATTTTGAGTTTTCATCAAAAACCGCCTTTTGCCTCGCGTACTCCGCGTCATCGCCTTTCACAAGGCCCTGCATCATTCCGGTCAAAGCGGCCTGAGAATTGGCTGCGGCAGATGTGCTACCCTTTCCGCCAATAAACGCGCCCAACATGCCAACAATCATAAAAAGATTGCTGACATCGCGCATGTAGCTCATATCTGGTTTAAAAGTCAGCCCTTCTTCAAGGGGTTTTCGCTGAGCACGTTCTTCAACATCGTATTGTTTTAATGCGGATGGAAGCATTTCCCTCTGCTTAACTTCCGCCTCTCCTGCTGCCTTTGTTTTGGCTTCGTAATCAGCGGCCCTTTTTTTAAGTTCTTCGTATCCAGGCTGAAGCTGTCCAATAAGATCAGTGCTAGGCTTGACGGCGGCGGGCTTTTCCGTAACCGGAGGTTTGCCCATGTCCGTCTTGAGAGTGTCTGCAAGAGCCATGATTAATTTCCCGAAACCGTAGAACCGGCGGGCAGATTAATCGTCGTACCGCCACCGCCAATACCGCTCAGCCGAGCCGCCAACTGCGCCATAGTAGAATAGAAATTAGATGTAGCCGTCTGGTTGGCCACATTGGCGTTATAACCTTGGACGTAAGCCTGTTGCAGGTAGCTATCTGCCGTATTCAACAAACTGATAGCCGTTGTAAGCTGGTTCTGAAGCAACCCGGCATAAGTCTGGGAAATGGCTTCCGCCGCCTGGGCAGACGATACCGCACCTCTGGCCTGAGATGCCGCAATCTGGGCCTCAGTAGCCTGGAGAACCTGGGCGTTCTGCGGGGTAAGACCGCCCGCCATAGTGGTCGCCAAGGTGGCATTTCCAAGCGCCTGAGTGGGCTGCGCCAAGGAAGCAAGCTGGCTTTGAAGTTGGGCACCCTGACCGCCGCCAAGGTTGCTGCTGCCAAGCAGACCCATGCCGCCCAGACCAAGGATGCTCAGAAGGGTAGAGTTATTGCCAAGAAATGACTTGGCTTGCTTATCAAGGGACGGTTCCTGCGTCGGCGTCTGAACAGTGTCAGGAACCATAAAGGACGCATAATCCGGCATGGCAGCAGTCGCAGCTCTTTCACCGCTAACAACGACGCTTTCTGACGGTATTGTTGCGGCTTGGGCAGCCGCAAGGGGCTGAGGCGCTGCCGGTGCAGGGGCGAGCGTCTGAGCGACAACCGGCTGCGGAGCAGGGGCCTGAATAATTCCGGGATCGTACATAAACGTACCCGCGTCCGTAGAGGGTGCCCTGGTTCCGGTTGATTCAACCTGTTCTGTGGGAAGCGCTGAAGGAGCGGGAGCAGGTGCTGGAGAGGGAGCAGACGGCGAAACAATGGTCGGGTCATACATGTATGTGCCGTAATCAGTACTCGGCGCAGTAACAGTGACCGACTCCACATCAAACTCAGGCAACCCAGTGGCCGGGTTAATGGACCCGCGACCACCCCTGGCCTTCAGAAGCCGAGCCTCCTCCGGGGTGATATGGGCCAAAATAGAGTCACGACCACGCCCCATTGACCGTAGCATCTTTGCCACAGAGGACATGTCGGTATTGAGTGCTTTAGACAGGGCCATTAGGCATTTCCTTGATCTGTTCTAAGAGATGCTACATTCCACGGGCTGTACTTTGTAGCACCAGCCGGTTCCCCGAAAATAGGCCCCCCTGGGCCGTAAATTGATGTACCCCCGGTTTGACCCACTTGGGCGGCTTGAGCGGCCTGTGCGGCCACGCTAGGCCCTGTAGAACCCGCCCCAGCGCCGGTCCCTGCACCTGCCCCAGCGGTTGAGGTGCCTCCGGTGCCAAACAGAAAGTCCAGCAATCCGTATTTCAGGGCACCGCGTTCAGCCGTCCTAACCCCAGGGTCGCGCTGAAGGTCTTTGGTCAAAAAATCAATAATATCAGTCGCGCCAACATTTGCCTGTTCCTTGGGTGCTGTAACCGTAACCTGCTCGGTTCCAGTAGGAACAGAAGTAGCGGCAGTTGCGTCTACCGTAGTTGCTGGCCTCTGAGCCGTAACAGTCGCCTGTTCTACCGGCGTGGCAAAGGCGCTGGATAAATCAGTCGTCGGGGTAATAGTGGGAGTGACCGTAACAGATTCGACTCCCGGAACTCCGCCAACATTTGCGGTTTGCGTTGCCGATGCTGTATCCCCTGTGCTGACACTAGACGGGGCAGAAAAAAGCTGACCGCCAGCATAAGTCGCCGCACCGCCAGCCAAACCCTTTTCCAAAGCCGTGCCGATGTCTTGACCCTGTGCCAAAGCGGCACCAGTCGTAGTGACTCCGCTGGAAATAGATTGCGCCTCGGTTGCAGTAAGGCTTGGATCAATTCCCTGTATTTCCGGCGTCAGACCGCCAGATACGCCGCCCGTAGCCGCGCCCCACAAAGCGCCCTCGCCAGGATCGGCACCCGCAGCCGCCGCAGTTGTAGCGCCAGCACCGGCACCAATAATTGCACCCGTAACAACACCGTCAATAATTGCACCGGCATCAATGATCCCGCCAATGGCAGCAGCAATGCTTCCACCCAGTCCAAGGGCGGCTCCTACCGCAGTAGATGAAGCAAGTGCAGCAACGGCAATACCAGCAAGAGGCGGCATTATTTAACCTCCATAGTTAGCTGATAAGCGGGGACCATCTTCTGTCCGTCGTTGATCGTTGTCTGGGACAAATTCACTGGCAGACCGGAAGCCTTCAGCAAATTTGCCGTGCCCATGTCCGTCAGCGTTGACGTAATGGTTTTAAAGCCCTTTGATTTGGCCCACTCGTAAGCCTGTTTCATTCTCTTGGCGAGCGCCTGGGGACGTTCTTCGGTGAAGATGTGAACATCCACCGTACCCGGACCCTTTTGTTGCGCCCAAAACACAGTGTTGCCAAATTGAATGATGCGGGCCACTTTCTTCTGAACCTGCTTGCCGATGACGGCTAAAACGTAATCAGCAGCCTTCTGATCCCCAGTAGTGGCAATGACGTAATCTCGAATAATCTGGCTAGGCTTTTTCTTGCCCCCGCCCTCGCCGCTTTCCTGCTTCATGGCGGGCATGACATCGCCCGTAGACGGCTGTTGAGGCTGTCCAAGCATGGACTGGGCTGCGGGCGCTAACGGTGAAGTCGGACTCATCAGACCCCCAATGCCGTCGCTATGCTGGCATGGATTTGGTAATGATCCGAAACCCAGTCGTAAAACTGGTCCTCATTATTCCAATTCATGTCCAGCAGGTTAATGGGATTGCTCAAGCCAAGGTATGACGCAAACACCTGATGCTCGTCCTGGTGCGGCAAAAGCCAGTCGTCGATGTTCTCAACCTGTACGTCAAACAAATTAAAGGACGGCACCTTCATGTTCTGGGCACTCAGGGTGCGCTTGAACAACTGGTGTTGCATGGCGTTTTCCAACAGAAAGGTCTGCAAACCCTCTGTGTCGCCCCACTGCACGCTGTTCAAGTCGTTCATGTTCATGTGTAGTACGGAACCTTAACGCTGACGCCGTTGATGTTCATAATCAGGAAGTTAGCCGGAGCCACCAACATGCTCGAAATGCCGTTGCCGGTATTGGACGTTGCACCCGTATGATTGACCACGTTGGCCGCAATACTGCCGCTGCTGATTGTGACGTTGGTAACGGTCAGATTTCCGACAGTCGTAGCCGTGCCGCCAGGAGCAATAGCCGTGTTGCCAATGGTAACAGAGGAGATGACGACGTTGCTGGCGCTGGTAATACGCCCCTGTGCATCGACAACAACCTGACCCACCGCCGTCGCATTGCCATAAGTTCCCGCCGCAACCGTTGTGTTGGCAAGACTGATCGTACCCGTCCCGGTAATGGGACCGCCCGTCAGGCCCGTGCCAGTGGCAACATTGGTGACGGTGCCCTGATTGGTAATCGTGATGTTGGCCGCGTTTGTAATCCGGCCCTGCGCGTCAATGGTGATTTGCGGGACAGCCGTTCCGTTGCCGTAGGTAGCAGCCGTAACAGTCGTATTGGCAAGGGAAATGGTGCCGGTTGTCGTAATGGGGCCACCAGTCAAGCCGGTCCCGGTGGCTACATTTGTAACCGTACCATTGGCTGCATTACCAAGCGCGGCAATATAACTGGCGGTCTTTAACATTACAGGCCCTCACCCGGAGTGATGTAAACCACCGCCGTACCGCTGGCCGTAACCCCAGTGAAATAAGACGCCGGGGGGAAGATCAGGATTTCGTCCGTACCGGCCAACAGTGGAATGGAAGCGGCATTGGTTGTGATGGTTGTCGCATTGTTCGCAGAAACGGTGGCATTAGCACCCACCCCCATGAACACCGTCACGTTACCGGAATTAATAACCCTATATCCGTTGACCTGGGGGCCGTTGCTGGGTGCCTGAACAGCCGTAGGAGCGGCAACATTAGCCGTGAACGTGACTGTGTTACCCTGCGGATTGAAAGCGTTAATGCTCATTAGGACACCTTTGAATCTTCTTTAATTTGCGGCTGCGCCTGCTTCTGAATTTCTGCGATCACTGGCGCAACCTGCACAAAAGTAGTCGCCATGTTCTAAGTCCTTTGTCTTTCTGCGGGCCGGTCTACGGAAAATTGCCGCCCACGGGGTTCGGGAAGCCCTCGGGGGCTGCAGTGCCGATCTTGGCTCCAGGGGGGACGGTGGTCGATGTCCACGGGCTTTCGTTCATGGGGCCTACGCAGTCGGCCAAGGTCGCACCGTTTACCTTCTCGGGGCGTACCGTGCAGGGCATGGACCACATGTTGGAGAAGCCCCCACCCGGCTTGGTTGTGCTGGTAAAAGTGCGGATTACGACGGCGGTGGGTGCCCACGTCGGAGCGACGGGGTAGGTTGTGGCGTTACTGAACAAGGACCAGACTTTGCCCTTGGGGGCCTTACAGGAGCCGTTCATCAGGCTCAGGTCGGCAATGCTG